GGTTTAGGTGCTATGAGAACTGTAGAGAAAGCTAAAGGCGTACAGAGAAACAAATGATGAACTTAAGAAGGTATGGATAATGACTTACTTACAACTAGTAAATAGTGTACTACGTAGGATGCGAGAGAATGAAACTGAAAGCATTGAAAACTCAAACGATTCCTATGTAAAACTAGTAGGTGAGTTTGTTAACGATGCTAGACGTATTGTAGAGGATGCTTGGGATTGGTCAGCACTTAGAAGCACAATCACAGTAACTACCTCTAATAATCAGTTTAGTTATAGCATGACGGGTACTAACAACTCATTTAAAATATTGGACGTTATTAACGATACGTCTAACTTCTTCATGCGCCCTGCTAGTTCCTCTTGGATGAACAACGCATACCTAGTACAAGAGCCTGTATCTGGTTCACCTGAGTACTACTCTTGGAATGGTGTGGACGCTAATGGTAATGCTTTAGTTGATGTATATCCTAAGCCAGACCAAGCGTATACGTTACGATTTAACATTGTAGATAGAGCAGATGCATTTACGGCTGATGCAGATAAACTAGTTGTACCTTCAACACCAGTAATACAGTACGCAGTAGCCTTAGCCTCTCGTGAACGTGGAGAGACAGGCGGTACTTCAGCACAGGAACTATATGCCCTAGCGGATACTACGTTGGCAGATGCAGTAGCATTTGATGCCGCTAGATTCCCTTCTGAAACTGTATGGACACCTTGCTAATGGCACAACAATTACAGAACATTACAGTACAAGCCCCAGGATTTGCGGGCATAAACAGTCAGGATTCGCCACTGTCTCTTGACCAATCCTTTGCGGCAACAGCTAGTAACTGTATCATTGATGAGTTTGGACGTGTAGGTTCTCGTAAAGGTTATACGGAAGTATCTACTCATTCCAGTACTGCTACGTTGTTAGGTTCTAGTAGAGGCATAGAGGCTTTACATGAGTCGGTAGACGCAAGCGGTGATAAAGTAGTATTCTCTGCGGGTAACAATAAAATATTCTCAGGGACTACTACACTAACTGACGAAACTCCTAATGGTTATACACCAACAGCAAACAACTGGAAGATTGTTAGTTTTAACAACCATACGTATTTTTTCCAAAGAGAACATGAGCCTTTAATTTATACAGATGCAGGAGGCACTGCGGGTCAAGGTACTTTAGTTGCACACAGTGATTATACACAAGCAACTCCAAGTACTTTTGTCCCACAAGCCAATGAAGTTATAGGTGCATACGGTAGACTATGGGCGGCTGATGTATCTGGTAACACTAAGACTGTTTACTGGAGTGACACATTACAAGGACATAAGTGGAGTGGTGGGTCAGCAGGTGGCTTGGACTTAACTCTTGTATTCCCTAACGGTCACGATGAGATTGTAGCTTTAGCGGCACACAATGGCTTTTTGATTATATTCTGTAAGCGTTGTATCATTGTATACGCAGGTGCAGAAAGTCCCGCTAGTATGTACTTAGCGGACGTTGTGGAAGGCGTAGGTTGTATCGCTAGAGACTCCGTACAGAACACTGGTACTGATATTTTATTCTTGTCTGAAGACGGTGTACGTAGCTTCGGTAGGACTATACAAGAGAAGTCAATGCCTATGCGTGACATTAGTAACAATGTCCGTACAGAGTTAACTCAACTGGTTAGACAACAGACTAATCCTATTAAGTCTATATACAGTGCAGATGAAGCATTTTACTTATTGTCATTAGCGGACAGTCAGGTTGTATATTGTTTTGATATGCGAGGACAACTACCTGACGGCTCTAATAGAGTAACTACATGGGGCGGTGTTAACCCACGTAGTCTAGCGTTACTACAGGATGGTAGTGTTTACTTAGGTAGAGAAGATGGTATATTTGAGTACGGAGGATACCTAGATAACGGTAATACCTATGAAATGATATACTATAGTAATCCGCTGAACTTTGGTAACTCTACTAACCTTAAGTTCCTTAAGAAGTTTAACATTACAGTAATAGGTAACGTATCCTCTCAGTCTGTATTAGCTTGGGGATATGACTATACATCGTCCTTTAACAAAGCAGTTTTTAATACTGGAGATGCCGACACAGATACTTCTGAGTACAACGTAGGTCAGTTCGGAGATAACACAACAACCCTTATTGCTCCTAGTAACACAGGTACTTACTTAGGAGCATTTAGTTCTGCACCTACAACCGATGTAACAAACGCTCTGTACTACAACACAACGGACAGTAAGTTATACTACTGGAGTGGTTCAGCTTGGGTAGAGGAAGATACTGTAGACACTGCTTACGTTGCCTCTAAATACACAGTGGGTGTTGACATACAACGTCCAACGATTAACACAAATGGTAGCGGTACTGTAGTGACCATCGGTATCGAATCTACAATCAATGGCGCACCTTATTCAATACAACAAATAGACGTACACGCTCTTCTAGGGAGATTAATTTAAATGACTGATTATACTATAACAACGAACTTTGGAGCAAAAGATAGTCTTCCTTCAGGTAATGCGGCTAAGGTAGTTAAAGGCTCTGAGTTCACAACTGAATTTACAAACATTGCAACAGCAGTAAACAGTAAGGCTGACACAGCGGGTGACACGTTTACTGGTGCAGTTACCTTTGATGCCGCAGTTACTAACAATGCCGCAGTTACCATCAACTCTACGGCTACAATTACAGGTGATTTAACTGTAGACACCGACACTTTGTTTGTTGATGTGTCTGAAGATAAGGTAGGTATAGGTACTGCTAGTCCTGACGGTAACTTAGACATTGAAGGTGACTTTGAAACAACTAAAGCATTGGTTTTAACCAACACAAAAGGAGCAGGTAAGGTTTCTTATATAAGGTCGCATGGTGAAGATGGAGAGGCACTATCTCTTTACCACGATGGACAAAGAAGACAAGTATGGGATTCAACAGGCTACATTTCTTTTGAAGGAACTGGTGGCGAAGAACGTATGCGTATTGACTCAGATGGTGATGTTTTAATAGGCACTACTGATAATACTTTATATAACAATAACGCATCTGGTTCTAACTCAACCGGAACAATGATTACCCCTAGCGGAGAAATACAAGTTGCTAGATACCAAGAAACACCTTTACTAGTTAATCGAATGGGTAACAACGGTACTTGTATATCTATACGCAATAGAGGTGTTGGCGTAGGTGCTATTTCTACTACATCAACCGCAACAACTTATATTACTTCATCAGATGAACGCCTCAAGCAAAACATTACAGACTCTGCTGATGCAGGTAGCAAGGTTGACGCTATACAAATTAGACAGTTTGACTGGAAGGTCGATGGCTCGCATCAAGACTATGGTGTAATTGCACAGGAGTTAATTGAAGTTGCACCTGAAGCTGTAGCCGAAGGTGATACTGATGAAGATATGATGGGTGTTGACTACAGTAAGTTAGTACCTATGTTGATTAAAGAAGTACAAGCACTACGTAGTCGCGTAGCGCAACTAGAGGAGAGTGAATAATGGGTTGGTTAACTGCGTTAACAGTAGGGGCTAAACTTTTAGGCGGAAGCAAGAAGCGTAAAGCCGCCAAGCGAGCCGCACAGCAAACGAGAGATATTTCTCAAATGGGATACGACAAGGCGCTAGGCTTTGGTCGTCAGGTTAACCGCATGGCTCAGTTTAGAGGCTTTGGCGTAAGGTCTGGGTTAGGTAGAGGAGGCATGGGTAGGACAGGGAGTATGACGCTTACTTTAAGTCCCGAACAACAGCAAATGCAAAATATGCTCTTTAGCAGGGCTAGAGGTTTATTTGCACAAGCTGAGACCGACCCCGCTGTTGCTCAAGCCGCTTTGTTTGAACAGATGAGAGACATTCAAAGACCAGAGGAAGAACGTGCGCGTTTAGCACTAGAGGAACGTGCGCTATCTCAAGGGCGCTTAGGATTAGGTTTAGACAGATTCGGAGGTAGTACTCCAGAGATGTTAGCACAAGCCACAGCGGAACAAGAGGCTATGGGTAAAGCAAACCTAACGGCACGTCAGCAAGCAATGGCTGAACAACAGGCATTATACAACAGAGCCTCTGGTTTGTTTGGTTTAGGCTATGTCCCACAACAGCAACTAATGAATCAGATGGCTTACGGTCTTAAAGGAGCGCAATTAGCACAATCAGGACGCGAAAGAGGTGCAGGGCTGTTTGCTAATTTTGCCGCAGGTGGTTTAGGTACGTTAACTAAAGGTCAATTCCAAGCATCAGGTATGGACTTGGCAAGACGTAATGCAGGGATTAGTGCTTTGACAAATCTAGCAACTGGAGCAATAGGTGCGTATGGGAATATGCCGCCTGCCCCTACTATTCCTTCTTATACGTCTATTTCTCCTGTTCCAACTCCAATAGGACAGCCTATTCCTGCGGGAGTTAACAACTTAGGAACTATGTTCAGCTACTAGAGGATTAAACAATGGCTACAACAAATATACAAGAATTACTAACTCAGGGTTTGTTTACAGAACCCGCACAACAGCCAACTGTTGACCCCAGAGCAAGACTAACTGGTATGGAGTTGCTTACATCTGAAGCACTTAAAGCGGGCGATGAAGCCGCAGGTCTTTTTACTGAGGGTGGTAATCTTCTTAGACGAGAACTAATAGGTCTGACTCCAGAGGAACAGCTAGGAGAAGAACTACAACAGTTAAACCTAGAAACACCTGAAGGTTTGACAAGACTTGCTGAGATACAACGCATGACTGGCGACCTAGAGGGTTCTTTGCAGACATTGGGTACTTTACAAGGCATGGCTCAATCTGCGTCTCAAAGAGAAACATTCTCTAATTACCTAGAAACTAACTACCCTAACTCTGGTTTAGATAAACTGGCAGAACAGGGTCTTGTTACTCCTGATAACTTAAATGATTTTTTAGAGAAAGAAAAAGGCTCTACTAAAACACAAGGAAAGAGATATACTATAAGAGACGCAGAAGGGAATATGTTTGCCGCGTCTACTAGTTTTGATAAAGGGTCGGGTGCTTTCAATACTGTTTATGCTCCTTTAGGTAACACAACATCAGATAAGCCTAAAGGTGACATAGAAGTAATAACAGAAGAGGGCGTGACTTTTGAAGAAAAACAAAAAGCTAAGGTAAGTACAGCTAATCAGATTGATAACGATGAACGCTTCAACGAGGCACGTATGGGGGCTTTAGGGGCTAAGTTTGAAATAGAAGATAACCTTATAGGTCTTAATGAAACTTTATCGCTTTTAGATTCAGTGCCTACTGGTGGTCCGATAACCAACGTAGCGGGGAGCATAACAAAGTTCTTAGGAACTACTCCTGCGGACAGGTCTGAGTTAGAGTTTAGATTGGCTAGTCGTGTTCTTAGCAATCTTAAGTCTACCTTTGGTGGTGTTATTTCTGAAGGTGAAAGAGAGTACTTAATAGACATTAGTGCTAACATCAAGAAAGGAAATAAAGGCAACAGGGCGATAATTGAAAATTTACTAGAAATACAACAAAGAGCAAAGAAAAGAAACGACTTGCTTCTAAGCGCAAGGAACTTTGACGAGTACAATGACGTAATCTTGGGTTATGGTTTTGAGGACATAACTGCTGATTCTGAAGGTGACAATGTAATTAACTTTGGGGACTTATAATGGCTGAGACACAAAGCGTTAGACTACCTAATGGTCAGATAGTTAAGAACATTCCTGTAGGTATGTCTAAAGAAAAACTACAAGATAAACTCATTCAAAGTGGTAGAGTAAGTGCTGACGTATTTCAAACACAAGAACCCACTCCCACTGTAGAGCAAGAGGACTTACCTTTCTACAAAGACATATATAACTATGTAAAATCTAATATGGATTTACCTCTAGGTCTTGCAGGGGCGTTGAAGGGAGCAAAGGTAGGTAGTCGTTTAGGTCCTATGGGTGCGACTGTAGGCGGTATCAGTGGGGGTGCTTTCGGTACGTTTGGTGGTAGTCTAGCTTCTGACGTAATAACTGACAAAGAAGAACTGGACTATAACTCAGCGGTAGATAAGGCTCTAATGTCCATAGGTTTTGACGTAGCGACATTAGGTGCATGGAGAGTCGCTCAACCCGCCTTCGTTGCCGCGAAGAAAGCCTTAGGGTTTACACCTAAAGAAGTTGCCGAACAAATAACAACTATACCTAAGCAAGGACTTGAAGCAGGCTCTCCTGAGTCTTTAAAGGCTACACAGAAAATACTTGAGGAAGGTGGGGGAAGTCTGTCACGTTTTCAAACAGGACAAGCTAGTTCTTTAGAAGTATTCGCTGAGAAGCTAGGTGAAGCAGGTCTAGGTTCAGGTAAGATAGCCATAGGGAATGCTGACAAAGTAAATAAAGCAACTCAGGCGGCTCTTAATGACATTACAGCGGGTTCTGTGATAAGGACTGGTGCTTCCCCTAAGGAATTGGGTTCGGCTGTCTTAGACGTTGTTACAGCGGGTCGTATGGCTCTTAGTGATGCGTACGGTGACGGCTTGGAACAACTAGGTAAAGACATAACCAACAAGAAGGTAAACACAGGAAGTATCAAACAACAATTACTAAAATTTCAAAATCAAAATAAAGTATTAATTGAAGATGTTGTTGAATCTGTAGATGAGGCTACAGGTAAAATTGTAATGAAACCTGTGTCTAAAAAAGAATCTACTTTACATAAAGATACAACTTCTTTTATTAATGAGCAGTTAGGCGGTGTCTTTGAGTATGGGAATATGTCAGCGAAATCGTTACTAGACGTTGATAAAATGATGACACAACGTATGAAAGAGTTTGGCGATATTAACTCTAAAAACTACAACGCTACTGTTCATAATGAGCTAGGCGAGCTTCAGAGTATGATTAAACAAGGTATACTGAAAAGCCTAAGCCAAGCTGACGCTAAAGCGGCTGAAAAGTATGCTTTACTTAAGAAAGATTACTCTGAGGGCATGAAAGGTTTACTTCCTGAGATAAATAAAAATGTAATTAAAAACGCAGAAAAAGGTAACTACGATGTCTTAGGTAATCTTCTCACTACACAGACTAACGTGAGTAAAATAAGTAGTATGTTTAAAAGTGTGGACAATGCTTATAAACAACTAGCTAAGACTAAAGAACTTCCTGCTGAAATACCTTACGCAACGGCTAAGGAAGCTAAACAGGCTATAAGACAGTCGTTTATAAAGAACTTAGTTCCTGACATAAACTCTGCTGATTTTGACATTAATAAGTATGCAGACTTAGCCGCTAGATTCTCTAAACCTAAAGAACAGTCCAGACTAAAAGCAATCATGGGTGAGGACTATGGTAGAGTAAGACAGTTATTTAATGTAATGGCTGAGGCTAGTAAGAAGCCTGAGGGTAACTTAGGTACTCTATTCTTAAGAAACAAAGAGTATCAAAGTATTGCGGGACTCGCGCCAATGGCGGCTGTGGGTACTGCCACGGCTTTCGGAGGTGCGCCTTTAGCAGTCGGTACTGCAATGGCTGTGATAGGTACTCCGATATTCTTAGCTAAAGCGGCTAGTAATCCTAAAGCTGTTAATCGTCTATTAGCCTTTAACAAAGCTAAGTTTAAGTCAGACGATGCAAGAGAGAAGGCGGTTTTACTTATTGTAAGTGACGTTATGGATGCTTTGAGTGATGAGGAACAAGCGGAAATACGTAATCAATTTAGATAACAAAAGGGGGCATTGCGCCCCCTTAGTTTTACCTATGCTATTTCACACGCTCCTCCGACACACGCTAGTTCCTGAGAACCTGTAGTGTTGTCCTCCTTCTCAAAGTGTTCTAGGTCTTC